ACGGGTACACCAACCCCAAAGTCGTACCTAGATTTGTGGACCCAAGTCGGCATATTGGATTTGGGCCAACGACTCGGGAAATCGATGACTTCCTACAAGGAGAAGTTCTTCGAGCCAGAAACCCGAGATCGTAGGACAGGCATGGTGTGGAGTTGGAAGTTAAAGCCCAACGCCAAAGAACAAATCGACGCCCTGATCGGGGACATTTGCGTGTCCCTGCGCAAGGAGGACTACCTGACCATGCCACAGCGTCAGGACATTGTGCACACCATTGAGTGGGAGAAGGCGGCCAAGCAGGCCTACAACACCATGCGCAAAGAGATGGTGGTGGAGGTCGACGAGGAAACCCTGACCGCGGCGTCGGCAGGGGTGCTCACGGGCAAGCTGTTGCAAATGACCGCGGGGGCAATCTACTCAGAGACCAAGGAGGTGGTGCACATCCACGACACCAAACTGGAATACCTGACCGACATGTTGGACGACACACCCACAATTGTGTTCTACAACTTCAAACACAGCCTAAAACGGCTTCAGGGCGTTTTTCCTGACGCGGTGCTACTCAGCCCTGACGACGATAAAACAATCGCACTGTGGCGCTCTGGTAAGGTCCCAGTGCTACTTTGCCACCCTAAAAGCGTGGGCATAGGCCTGAACCTGCAGTGCAACGTGGGCGACACGGCCCAGATCGTTTGGTTCGACCTGCCATGGTCCAGTGAAGACTACTTACAAGCTAACGCGCGCCTGTTTCGGCAGGGGCAAGAAAAGCCTGTAATTATTCATCACCTGACAATGCAAAAAAGTATTGACAGTCAGGTCATGGACGTGCTAGAAGGGAAGATCGATATGCAAAACGCGTTAATGAACGCGCTGAAACTTCAATGATTAAAGTAAACGCCACCATCCGCAGACTTTCAGACGAGGAGCCGGACCCTATTGAGCACGAGGATTCGTCCTCCGAACCTACTACCGGCGGCGCAGGGTGGGCGCCGTGGGGGCCAGACACCATCCAAGACGTGTACAACGTCGTGGCGGAGAAGCTGACCCCACAGCAGAGGGAAATCATTGAGGCACACCTGTCGGGGTATAACTACCACGACTTGGCTGTGACCCAGAAGTATTGGAGGTATCATTTTGCGGCGGCTGTCGCTAAAATACGAAAGGAGTTAAAATTGTGAACGGATACATAGTGGAGTATGTTAAACAAGGGTGGCCTACAATAGACATTCAGATTGAAGCCAAGTACCCCATGTTCGAGAAAGATCAGGAAGTGCTATCAATATGGCACTTTGAGAACGAAGAAGAATGTGATTTCATACTGCGAGATTTACGCAAATTTAGAGAACAGCAAACAAAAGGAAAAGCATAATGGCAAACGAAGCAACAAATTTATTGGCATCTTTGGGCGTAAAACCAAAAGAGCAACGCATTCAGGAAATGGCCGGAGCGGTGACACGATTGGTGGTAAACGAGGCTTTGCGTGAGGCCAAGGCCCGTGCGCAGATACGAGACGCAAATACACAGGTGCAGAAGGTCGAAAAGCCCTCTCAAAATGGGTAATTCTATATAGGAAAGGCCTTTTTAGGCCTTGAATATAAGGTATACACCATGGCAACGAAATCCAAATACGAGTTTAAACCGGAGATGTGCGACCAACTGATAGAGTTGGGCAAGGTAGGCGCGTCCCAAAAAATGATGTTTGCAAGCGTCGGAATCAGTTCCGCGGCCGCGCAGACGTTCAAGAAAAACCACCCAGAGTTTGCTGAAGCACTGGACATGGCCATCACACATTCACAGGCGTACTGGGAAACCCAGTTGCTTGCTAACGTGGAGAACAAGGCGTTCAACAGCAGGGTGGCTGAGATTGCGTTGAGGGGCCAGTTTCCCTCAGACTACCGCGACGACAAGAGCAACAAGCTTGAAGTCAAGGCAGACGTCGTGTTGGATTTTTCAGGTGCAGTTACCGACCTAATTACGGCGCTCAAAAAAGCGGCGTAACATATCGTCGGCACTTGTCAATAAGTGCCGACATTTTGTAAGCCCCAAGAGGGGCTTTTTCACCTTTGCATAAAGGAGAGCATCATCGCTACACACGCACTACTCAGTGCCTCAGGGTCCAAACGTTGGATGTCATGTACACCAAGCGCGCGACTAGAGGCCGTACTCCCCGAACCTAAACGAAAATCAGGCGCGTTTGATTTTAGCCAAGAGGGCACAACAGCCCACACCATGGCAGAGGCCAAACTACGTCGGCATTTTGGACAGATCACGGCCAAGGAGTACAACGAGGCGATTGCAGAGGTCAAGGCAACGCCCTATTACGACGAAGAGTTTGAGGCGTACGTTGACAACTACGTGCTCTACGTTCGTTCGCAAATTGGTGAGGGCGACACACCCTACTTTGAGCAACGCGTGGACTTCAGCGAGTGGGTGCCTGACGGCTTCGGCACAGCCGACGTGGTCATAATGAGCGAGAACAAGGTGCGGGTTATCGACCTGAAGTTTGGCAAGGGTGTTGCGGTGGACGCCGAGGACAACCCACAACTGAGGCTGTACGGCCTTGGTGGTTGGTACAAGTACAAAGACGACTACCCAAACATTACCCACGTTGAATACACCATTCACCAACCCCGCAAGGACAGCATCACCACCGAAACGGTGACGCTGGACGAGTTGAAGGACTGGGCCGAGCACGTGGTTAAACCTAAAGCCAAGAAGGCGTATGCCGGCCAAGGGGATTTTGTGGCGGGTGACCACTGTCAATTCTGCAGGGCCAAGTCACAGTGCAGGGCACGCGCAGACTTCAACAACATGGCCGCGGCGGCCGACTTCAAAGAGCCCTCGCTCTTGTCAGAAACCGAGCTAATGAAGGTGCTTAAAGACGCGGCTAAAACACGCAAATGGTTGGCTGACGTTGAAGACTACATGTTGATACAGGCCACAGACCATGGCATAGTGCCTACTGGTTACGAGTTGGGGCAGTCAAGCACCAACCGTAAAATAGAAGCGCAAGAAGATGCGGCAAAAAAGTTACAGAAAGCTGGATTTGATGATATATTCACCACACCCAGTTTAAAATCTGTGGCACAATTGGAAAAGCAGTTGGGCAAGGGGCAACTCCAAGATATACTTGGTGACCTGATTGTCAAGCCTGCAGGGGAACCAAAACTGGTGCCCTCGAAGTTGAAGGAAGAGTTTGGGTCTTGAGAGCCACCTATTTTAAAGTGCTCTCGAATTAGTAAACAAGGAGGCCAAGATGGCCAAGAACGAAAAAGTGGTTACCGGTAAAGTGCGTTTTTCTTATGCTAACGTGTTCAAGCCCGTTGCAAGTGAAGAGGGCAAAACCCCCAAGTACTCTGTGTCGATAATTATCGACAAGAAGGACAAGGAGACCATCGACAAAATCAACGCGGCTTTTGAAAAAGCCAAAGCGGCAAGCGCGGCCTACTTCGGTGGAACCGTTCCAAAGGGCCTTAAAGGCGGCCTGCGTGACGGTGATGCTGAGAAGGACGACCCTGCGTACGAAAATGCGTTTTTCATCAACGCCAACTCTGTGCAAAAGCCCGGTGTTGTGGACGCTGAGTTAAACGCGATCATTGACCCAGAAGAGTTTTACTCTGGTTGCTACGGCCGAGTGTCATTGACATTCTACGCGTACAACCAACAGGGCTCCAAGGGCATTGCCTGCGGTTTGGGCAACTTGCAAAAGTTGGAAGACGGTGAGCGTTTGGGTGGTGGTTCTTCCGCCGCCTCTGACTTCGCGGTCTAAGTAGGTTGGGGGCCTAGCCCCCAATTTGTTTAATATACTGAACATTTATTATGATCAAACTTGAATTTTCTGTCGAAGAAACTAACCACATTCTTAGCTTGTTGGGTAGACTTCCCTTTGCTGACGTGAACATGACCATCATGGCCATTGTTGACCAAGGCCGCCCACAAGCAGAAGCTTTGGAAGCCGCGAAAGCCGCTGAAGAAGCAGTAGAACCAACAGCAGAAAAATAATCTCTGTTGCCCCCGACGCCCACTCTCACGCGTGGGCTTTTTTTGTCTCTAAAATTTATCACCATAAAATGAACCAATACCAACAATACATCCACAAGAGCCGCTACGCTAAGTTCATGCCAGATCAAAATCGACGTGAGGACTGGAACGAAACTGTAGCCCGTTATGTGGACTATGTTTTTAACAAGACCCCCAAGCTTGATTCTTCAATGAAGCAAGACATTTTTAACGCCATATCTGGCCATCACATCATGCCGTCAATGCGCGCCATGATGACCTCTGGAAAAGCCGCCGACCGTGACAACACCTGTGTTTACAACTGCTCATACCTCCCCGTGGACGACGTCAAGTCGTTTGACGAAGCCATGTTCATCCTGCTCTGTGGTACGGGTGTCGGCTTCTCAGTGGAATCTAAGTACACCAACAAACTGCCGGACGTGCCAGAGCGCCTGTTTGACTCACAGCACGTCATCAACGTGCACGACAGCAAAGAAGGTTGGGCCAAGTCATACCGCCTGCTGTTAGCCAACCTGTACGCCGGCGAAATCCCAAAGTGGGACGTGAGCAAGGTGCGCGCCGCAGGCACGCCCCTGAAGACGTTTGGTGGCCGTGCGTCTGGCCCAGAGCCACTGGTTGACCTGTTCCACTTCACAATCAAAATCTTCAAGGCCGCACAGGGCCGCAAACTCAACACGCTTGAGTGCCACGACCTGATGTGCAAGATCGGTGAGGTTGTTGTGGTGGGTGGCGTGCGCCGCTCTGCCATGATCTCTTTGTCCGACCTGAACGACGAGCGTATCCGCCACGCCAAGTCTGGCAACTGGTGGGAGACAGCGGGACACCGAGCACTGGCCAACAACAGCGCAGTGTACGACGTCAAGCCCACTGTGGGCACGTTCTTGGAAGAGTGGACGTCGCTGTACAACAGCCACTCTGGTGAGCGCGGTATCTTTAACCGTGAGGCCGCCAAGGCCGCTGTGGCCAAGTACGGCAAGCGTGACCCCAACTACGAGTTCGGTACAAACCCCTGCAGTGAGATCATTCTGCGCCCCTACCAGTTCTGCAACCTGACAGAGGTTATGGTGCGTCCTGAGGACACACTGGATAGTTTGAAGCAGAAGGTGCGTATGGCGGCCATTTTAGGCACCATACAGGCCACGTTCACACACTTTCCATACCTGCGTAAGGTCTGGCAACGCAACACCGAGGAAGAGCGTTTACTGGGTGTGTCTTTGACCGGCATTTATGACCACAAGGTTATGAGTAACACAAGTGGTGCTGAGTTGTGGTTGCCCCAGTTGCGTTTGGTTGCTGAAGAGGCCAACGCTGAGTTTGCGGACCTGCTTGGTATCCCACGCTCAACAGCTATTACAGCCGTTAAGCCCAGCGGCACTGTGAGCCAGTTGACAGACACAGCAAGTGGTATTCACCCACGCCACTCGCCCTACTACATCCGCCGCGTGCGTGGTGACATGAAGGACCCGCTGTCACAGTTCTTGGTTGCCCAAGGCATCCCCAACGAGCCATGCGTGATGAAGCCCAACAACACGATCGTGTTCAGCTTCCCACAGAAGGCGCCAGAGGGTTTGACCACACGCGACGACATTGACGCAATTGACCACTTGGGTCTGTGGCTGACGTACCAACGTCACTGGTGTGAGCACAAGCCCTCTGTGACCATCTCGGTCAAAGAGAGCGAGTGGCCCAAGGTGGGTGCGTTTGTCTGGGACCACTTTGACGAAATGTCTGGTGTGTCGTTCTTGCCCCACGACGGCGGCACGTACAGACAGGCGCCCTACGAGGAGTGCACCAAGGAAGACTACGACCAACTGTTGGCACAAATGCCAACAATCAACTGGGCCGCGTTTGCTGAGAACACAGACAACGTAGAAGGCGCTCAGACCTTGGCTTGCACCGCAGGTGGTTGCGAGATATAATTGAATCGGGGCCGAACAGGGTGTCGGACTCGGGGGGTTCCCCGTGATGATCAGCCGTAGCCGTTAGTAGGCCCCACCTTATACTTAAAAACGATGACTGAATACTTAAAAACCACGACTGTATACTCAAAGGACAACTGTCCCGCGTGTGTATTAGTCAAGGCCCGATTGCATAATCAGGGTGTTGAGTTTAAGGAAGTAAAAATCGGAAGGGACATCACTGTCGAGGCGTTCAAGGAACAGTTTCCAAACGTGCGCGCGGTGCCCCATGTTGTTGAATCAGGAGAATGAAATGAAAGACAAATTGTTAAAAATTTGTGAGGGTGTTCTTGGCGCCTTTACCATGTTGGTTGGGTTCTTGTTTGCCTGTTACTTGGTGTTTATCGGCGTGGGCCTGTGGGGCCACCTGCACATGTACGCACTGAGCGCATACAAATGATCGATATAGTCAATAGCCCCCCTCACTACACTGGACACCCGTCGGGTATTGAGTGTATCCAAGTCACTGAACACATGGGGTTTAATCTAGGTAACGCGATTAAATACATCTGGCGCTGTGACTTGAAGAAAGACGCCATTGAGGACTTGAAGAAGGCCAAATGGTACATTGAACGCGAAATTGATAAACGCACAAAATCTGTGTTATAGTTTCGGTGTGTTTCATGGTGAGTCCTTGGTTGGACTTTTAAGCAGGGAGGGAAACCTCTCTGCTCTTTTTTAACGCAGATTCGTCTGCATGCCTTAGGAGCAGTTATGTCAGTTCTTTCAATCGATTTCGAGACCCGTAGCAAGATCGATCTCAAGGTCCACGGCCTTGATGTTTATTCATCCTCCCCCACAACAGAAATCATTTGCATCGCCGCAGGTTTTACCGCGGACGACGTGCAGGTGTGGACGCCAGACCAAGTACCCCAGTGGGTATTGGACCATGCGGCGAATGGTGGACTAATCGCCGCATGGAATGCGTCGTTTGAGCACCACATTTGGAACCGCGTAGGCGCCCGTTTTGGGTGGCCTGAGATTCAATGGGAGCAACTGATTGACTCCATGGCCATAGCGGCCGCAAACAACATTCCCCAAGACTTGGATACTGCCGGCGATGTAATGCAGGCAGACTTCCAAAAAGACAAGCGCGGCAAGAAGCTCATTCAACTACTCAGCAAGCCCAAGAAAGACGGCACGTTCAACGAGGACCCAGTGCTCGTGGCTGAGATGCTTGAGTACTGCAAACGAGACGTGCAGACCGAGTTGGCCATTGTGGCCAAACTGCGCCCGCTGTCCGCCGTTGAACAGGCTGTGTGGGTGGCCACACAGAAGATCAACCAACGTGGCGTTCCAGTGGACCCCGCGGAGTTGGACAACATTATCAACGTGGTGGCTCACGAGATGAGCCACATTAACGAAGAGATTACACAGTTGACAGGAGGCATCGAGGTGTCTAAGCGTGAGCAACTGCTCAACTGGTTCCGGTCCAATAGTGTACCACTGACAGACATGCAGGCCGAAACAATTGAGAACGAGGCCAAGAAGACCCACGCCAACAAGGACGTGGACAAGGTGCTCAAGTTGCGCTCTGAAGGATCCAAGACGTCTGTCACCAAGTTTAACAAAATGGCCGACGTTCAGGTGGGTGGGCGCATTCGTAACGGTCTGGTGTACCACGGCGCCTCTACAGGCCGTTGGGCCAGTCGGGGTATCAACCTGCAGAACATTGCGCGACCCGCGCTGTGGATGAAGGACCAAGACATTGAAAAGGCTGTTCAGTTGGCTCTGGTTTATGGAGACTATGAATTGACGAAGGTGGCGTTTGGTGACCGCGTGATGGACGCGTGCTCGTCGATTGTGCGCAACGCCATCAAGGCGCCAGAGGGGTACACCTTTGTGGACGCGGACTTGTCATCGATCGAGAACAGGGTGGCGTCTTGGATTGCGGGCCAGAATGACAAGGTAGAGTTGTTCCGCCAAGGTCTGGATGAGTACAAGACGTTTGCGTCAACAAGCCTGTACAAGGTGCCGTACGAGGAGGTGACCAAGGACATGCGTCAGGTCAGCAAGTCTGCTGTGCTCGGGTGTATGTTTGGGCAGGGCGCAAAGGGCCTTGTGGCCTACGCTGAAGGCATGGGGGTAATGTTGGACCTAGGGCAGGCAGAAAACGCTGTGAACGCGTACAGGCTGTCTTACGCCAAGGTGAAGAACTGTTGGTTCCTAATGGGCCAAGCGGCCATCGACGCCATAGGGGAGCAGGGACGCGCTTTTAAGGCCGGCAAGGTGACATTCAAGGTAGCTAAAGGCGCGCTGTGGATGCAACTGCCTAGTGGCCGCCTAATTTGTTGGCAAGCCCCTGAGGTCGTTCAGGAGTATACCCCATGGGGTAAGTTGGCCGATGTTGTTTATGTCACTAGCCAGAACACTTTCACCCGCAAGTGGGGGCGTAATAAGCTCATTGGGTCTAGCATCTTCCAGTCCTCTGTTCAAGGAACCGCAAGAGATTTTCTTGCCGAGGCTACGCTTGAACTGGAGGGTAAAGGCGTGTCGGTGATTAACCTGATCCATGATGAAATTCTTTCGTTATGCCGTGTAGAAGACGCGAAACAAACTGAAGAATTGGTGATGAAGTCATTGACCACACCACCAAGTTGGGCGGGAGATTTCCCGCTTGCGGCAGAGTCTTGGATCGACACACGCTACCGCAAATAAGGGCGAAGAGGGGGGTGGTTTGGTAGCCACTCTTCTCCCCCAAGCCTATAAGTGTGTCAAACCACCTTTGGCGTAGTTCACGCCGTACTTGGTTTTTAGTCGTGGGTCTTTCCACGATGTTTTCTCTACGTCACGGGCCAGCACCAGCGGGCCGGCCTGAATCTTTTCGGCCGCGCTAAACACTGGTTGCATGTCGGCCTTGTCATAGAATTGTGACCCGCGGTATGGGTTCATACCGATCTGGCGCCATGAGGGGTCTTTTAAGGCCTCTGCAAGCATCCTGCGGACCTCTTCGTCCTTGGTTGTCTGTTGGTTGCCCACCATCATAGCGAACGGGCCCTTGCCCGAACCCTCTTCTATAGCCAAGGGGGTCAACGCTTGTTCTCTGGTTCCAAGGCCGACTCGCACGGCTTTGTTGGGGTCAGACTGAAACTCCACGTTTTTCAAATGTCCTGTGTGGCCGTATCCAATAGGTTTGCCTGCGGGGTCGTGCATTGTGTCCACGTAGGTGCCGTAGCGTTCGTATGCGGGGATGTCAAGGCGGTTGCCAACGCGCATACCCTCTGGCACTTGCAGGTTCAAACCCAGAATGCCCTTGTCTGCTTTGTTCTTGTCCAATGCGGACACAATGTCAATGTTAGAGTGTGCGGCAGGCACTTCAGTCAACGGTCGAATTGGCCTGCGCTCGTTCATAATGCGCAGGTAGTCGGCTTGTGAAATCTGGCCTTTCATGTATGCTTCAAGCGCTTGGGCCAGTTGTGGGTCCTGCTGTTGCTTATACGGCTTTGCGTTGGCCTTGCGCCACGCTTCAACCTTTTCAGGCGTCAGCTTGAGCATGTCATACGCGGACTCAGCAAGGCGTGTAAGCACGCCTGTACGGCCGCCCTTATCAAAGTGTGGTACACCAGTTAGGCCGCCCTTTGCGTAGCCTGCGTCTTCGGCCATGGTGATGTAGTCTTTGCTGATAAGTTGTGGTCGCTTTGGGTAAGAGAACCATGCGTTGCCATGAGGCTCCATGCCAATACGTGGTTTGATCTCGTTGTACCAGTCACGCACAGCAATGCTTTGTGGCACCGCAGGGAACTGTACTTGCTTGTCTTTGCCTGTCACTTTCCAACGATAGTCAGGGTGCAACACATCGTCGGTGTACTGTGCAGGCACATTATCTACGCTGAACAAACGAGTACCCACTGCGCTTGTAGGCGCGCCCCTAGTAAACGGGTCTGCGTGGTCTTCTAAGATGTTTGCATACTGTGGCACAGTCGCGGGCTTGCGTGTTCCAAGGCCCATGCCAAGGAGGTCGCCCATGGCCTTGCGGCCCTCAAACGTGTCTCCGGCAATCGCCCTAACAGCGTCCTTGTCCATGATGTCAAACTTGTCCCTAAACGGCAGATCTTTTAATGTGCCAGTTGTCTTGGACTTGTTCTGAATAACTTGGTTGATTTTCTCAATCTGTTCCGGTGTTACTTGGCCCGCGGCTTGGTTTTTGTAGAACGTATCAAGCACGTCATTGAATACGGTTTTATTAGACCGGTGTTGATCTGGTGCACCAATGTAGTTGGTGTTGATCATAGGACGGCCGTTAAACTCTCTGGCGGATTGAATAAGCCTGTTTGCGGCCTCTTCGCTGTCGTTCATCCACACAGCCTTGTTGGCCGCGTGAATTGGGTTGATGTTCTGAAAGTTAGGAAATCCTGTGCCGCCCCAACGACCGCCATGAACACCCTGTCTGTCAGACATGTGCACACCAAGGTAGTGGTCTTGGTAGGGCCTAATAGCCTCACTGAATTTTAATTGCTGTGTTGGCTTTGGTGCAAACTTTGCAATCTCTTCGGCGGATGGCATAACCAACTGGCCCGGAGGTTGACCAAACGCGCCGGCAATTTTACCCACTACTTTTTTTGCAAGGCCCGTGCGACCGCCGCCGTCAAAATGCTCAACGGCGGACAGGCCGCCGTCCGGCTTTTTTATTGCACCACCTTTTTTATACTTGGGTGGTTCGCCCGTTGGTTGCAACACTGATTTGGTTTGGTCTTCCGTTTTGAAGATGTCATACAAAGACTGAAGACCCGCACTGGCCGCGCTTGTGATTGCCCCCGCAACTTTAGCTTTGGGGTTGGGCGCAAAAGTAGCGCCTGCGCCCGCGGCGCTTAGACCGGCCAGTCCTGCGCCTACATAGTCACCCTGTGCGCCGCGTTGTGTCATGTCGTTAATTTGAGCGGCGGTCATGCCGCCTGCAAGCGTGTTGGCCGCTTGGCCTGTGCGCGAACCAAAGTTAATTGGTTTGGGTTGAGTTATTACTGACGTAGGTAAACCGCCCGTTGGTGCGGGAGTAATAACAGGCAACACCTTGTTACCTTGACCCACGGTGTTAGGCAGGGCAATCAATGACGTAGGGCCTGCAGGCGCCATGTTGGGGAACAGTGACTGCGCTTTAGCTAAACGTGCGCGCATCTCTGGTTCCATTTGACCCATGGCGGCTTGGCTAGGTTGGTTAGCCAACGTCTGTGCCAACATCTGGTTGTGTTGGTTGACGTTCCAGTTGTCCTTACCTGCGCCAAACATCGGCGGTTTGTTTGACGCACTTGCGGCGGCCTGTGCTTCTTTAGCGGCGCGGTCCGCGGCAATTTGAATACGCATTTGGTCCATGCGCTTTTTGCTCATTGGTTTGTCAGGACTAAACGCAAAACCGGCAACGGCGCCAGCACCACCAGCCATGATGTCAGAGATGTCACGTTGACGACCAAAACCTTGCGCAGGCGCTGTAGTGCCCGCAAGGCCTGTAAGATCTAACGGCTCGATGTCCTCAATCTCAATGTTGAATCCTGTCTTGACTTCAGGTGCAGGGGGATTTTTAACAACAGAAGTAGTTGGCGTAGCCATACCTGCGTATCCTTTAACTTTTTGAATATGGTTTATTGCGGCAGGGCTAGCTTGTCCTGTTGCAAAATAAGCGCTGTTAGGGCCGTCGTGGTACGCAATCAATGCCTTGTCCACGTCGCCTTGGTACTTGTCAAGCATTTGCTTCATGTACGCAACACCGCCGCGAATATTTTCCAACTCGTTATAGCGGTTCACACCCATGTCCTTGGCGGCGGCTTTTCCAAGCATCATCACACCAGTGGGTCCTGTCTTAGACTTTTTGCTTTGGTCAAAGCCGCTCTCTTGCATGGCCATACCGTACGCCAATTCGGGGGGCACGCCTTGCTTTTTTGCTTCCGCAATCACGCGCTGTGCTGTAGCGCGCTGTTTTGGGCTGAGAGATTCAAGTCCAGTCATCGTGCAGGGTCTCCGGGATAGACCGCATTGTCAATACCAAACGCTTTAGCAGTGCGGTAGAATTGTTTGCGTTGCATGTCTTTGAGTTCAGCGCTATTCTTGTACTGAGACCATGACAAACCTGCGTTTTTCATTTGGCTCCACAAACGATCTTGGTCGACCTTGTTGCGTGCTTCAAGCTCTGTGGCCTTGGCCATGCGCATCAAATTGGCAGGGGACATGCGGTTAACATCACCCACTGCAGTGTCAATCAACTTACGCTCGTTCTCTGTTACGGCGCCTTGGCCTTGGAACACTTTACGAGAATATGCAAGCTTTAAGTTTTCTACGTCTTTGGCCACACGAATATACGCGTCCATGACTGCAGGGTCTTTGGCCTTTGGATCCATCTTGACCACAGCCTCTGTAAACTTAGGCAAGTTCACAGAACCAAATTGACCGATTTGAATACCGCCGTCAATCAAACCAAAGAACGCAGACTGTGCACCACCACCCGCAAGCTTGCCTAAAAGCGCATCAGCCTTGCGAATGTCTTTCTGCATGTTCTGCGCAAGCATGGCGTTGTTCTGTGCCTCTCGCACATCAACGCTGTGTTGCTTCTGTTCTTCAGAGGCTGTTTCGGCAACTTTCTCGGCCTCGCGAGTTTCGCCTGCAACGGCCACACCGGCTTCTTTAGCTTGCTGTTCAAGAATCTTTTTGTTTCTATCTGCTTCAAACTCGGCATAAGAAGGAGAATTTCTTGGGTTCGGGTTTGGCAGGTTTCTAAGGCTTGTCACAGCCGCAGAAACAGGCACGTTAGGTGCAGGGGCCGCGGCCACTGGAGCGGGTGCTACAGGGGCGGCGGATGGCGCTACAGGGGCCACTGCGGGGGCGGCACCAGCCGCCGGTGGTTTTACACCGGTGACAGGCGCAGGGCCTGCGGGGGCGCCACCAAGCTGTGAAGGCACGTTAAACATTTTTCCAATAATGTCAGCCGCGCTTGTTTCAACTTCTCTACCAACGTTGACGTCGTAGTATTTGAACGGCTGATACATGTTGCCTGCTTTGGCCGCCGTGATAATTTGGTTACGCACGTTTGCGGGCAAGAAACTCAACTCGCGTTGCAAGTCAGTTGGCTTAGTCAAAGACAACATTTGTTTAAGCGCCTCTTGCGGGTTGGCCACTGCCAGTTGCGCTATTGTGGCCGCTTGTAGCGCGTTCAAAGGTGGTGCCTCGGCACCGCCTTGAGGGGCCGCACCCTGAGGAGCAGGAGCAGGAGCCGCGCCACCTTGAGTAGCTGGGGCCATGCCGACCTGAGGAGCCTGTGCCATGCCTACCTGAGGTGTTTGTGCCATACCACCCGCACTTGGTTCAGGCAGTGGGGGTAGTCCTTGTGCGACGCGCAGGGTGTTTTGAATCATAAACTGCTGTTTGGCCGCCAGCATTTTCTCTTGCAACAGGCGGTCTTCTTGCGTCTTCAACTGTGCCATGTTGACGCGCATGTTGAAAATGTCTTGCTCGTTGGTGCGCTCTTTATTACTCTGGGCCTGCATGTTCTGGGCCATCTCGTTTTGAGTGCTACCAAGAACAGAACGCATTTGGTCCATGCCCTGCTGAAAGCTACCTTTATAGGCTTGACGCTGTTCAATCATTTGTTGGAGGTAGTCGCGGATGCTGGCGCTGTCGTCCATGCCAAGTGCGACGCCCTTATTGCCAAGAACGTTCAAGCCGCTCTTGCCAAGCATTTCGCCTTTTACAAGTGGCAACCCACCTGTTGGTTCAGTTGTTGTCGGGTTTTCCATATTTAATCCTCGTCTGAACCGGGATAGCCACTGTTAAAGGTAACGTCACTAGAAAGCAGTTTGTTTAACCATGGGTATGCGGTGTTTGCATTAAACGCGCTAGAAAGCACGTTGCCTGCGCCACCAATTGCAGTAAGACCTGCCAAGAAGTTAGCGTAATCGCCTTTAGATGAGACTGTCTCCACACTCTTGTCTGTTGTTGGTCCCATTGCGTTGATAATGTCGCTGTACTTAGCCAGTGCAGGCAAGCCACCCAACATCTCTTGGTTGGCTGTGTTCATGGCTGTGGTGCCATACTGTGCGCCAACGTTACCCAACGCCTGACCCGCTTGGATAGACTGTTGCATTGCGTCCATGGCCGCTTTGTTTTGTTGTTCTGACAGTGTGGTCAACGCGCCTGCGCGTGCAGTGTTGGTGGCTGTTTGGCCACGCAATGACCCGTAGTTGCCGGTCCCAATACCGCCCGCACCAACCTGCGCTGTGAGCTCTGGAAGGATCTGGTCCAGTCTAGCATTTTGTGCCGCAAACAAACCACCCAAGGGTGTTGCTGTGTTGGGTGCGCCAGTGGGGAGAAACGGGTTAGCGTTAGCCGTCTGTGCAGTTTGCAGACCACTAATTGCCGTTGTGAAAGGGTTTTTTGTTTGACTGTTAAGGTCGCTAATCAAACCAGACGCAACAGTGCTACCCGGGGCCGTGGCCGCTTGGTATGTTTGTGGCGCCTGTGTGGCAATAGCTTGTTGCGCGGAGGTAAACCACGACGGCAGTGTTGTGTTGACTGTACTGCTTGAATCAAAAACGCTCATTTTCTTCCTTTCATTTGCGCGCTAGAGAGGTACTCTAGTGGGCCTTTGCTTTCTGGTGGCAACTCGCCCGGGGGGTTAGAGTGCTTGTGTTCGCGGATTGTTTTAATAAACTGGTCCAAGATGTCTGCACCAGAGTCGCTGGAGCCGTTACCTAAAGCAGACACAATGTCTGCAGGCAAGACAAATTCGCTGTTGGCCACCATGGCGGGTATCTGGTCTGACGTACCATCACCACGACCTTGGATGTATGTTGTTCCTGCGCCGCCCTCAGAGTAAAACTCTGGTTGGCCCATGGGGTGCTGTGGCACCATGCCGCCCTCGGCAAAACTAAAGAAACTGAGTAAGTCCAAAGCAGGGGCCTCTTCTTTGTTATTTTCCTCTTCCTTTTTATCCTTTTCTTCTTCCGTTGTCAAGGTTTTTTCAGGAGTGGATTGTGGTATTGCTACACCCGCCAAACTAAATAGCAGGGGGTTCAAAATTGGTGTGTCTTCTGACACCTTTTTGTAAGAAAATTTTGCGTCTGCACCAAGGCTCGGTGTTGGCACATACGCACCACCAAAACCTGTTGCCTTAGTTGGTGTAGCAGGAGCAGGCTCCTTAGGCTTAGTCGTCGTAGGGGGAGTCTCCACAGGCGGAGTCTCCACAGGGGGCGTCACCGCAGGGGGCGTCACCGCAGGAGGGGGTACCACAGGAGGGGGTACCACAGGTGCAGGGGCAGGTGCAGGAGCCGGAGCGGGCGCAGGGGCAGGTGCAGGAGCCGGAGCGGGCGCAGGTGCAGGTGCAGGAGCCGGAGCGGGCGCAGGTGCAGGTGCAGGAGCCGGAGCGGGCGCAGGTGCAGGTGCAGGTGCAGGTGCAGGTGCAGGTGCAGGAGCCGGAGCGGGCGCAGGTGCAGGGGCAGGTGCAGGAGCCGGAGCGGGCGCAGGGGCAGGTGCAGGAGCCGGGGCGGGCGCAGGGGCAGGGGCAGGTGCAGGAGACGGGGCGGG